ACTAGTGCTCCAGGTGGACCAGGAGGTGCTGGAGGTCTAGGAAGCGGAACAGGAGCGGAACAAGGTGAATTAGCTAATGCTATTGCTAACGCTATGGCTGCTGGAGCTTTTAATCAAGATGTATGGGATCCAGGATATGCAGAGGCTCAAGATGTGGCAAACCAACAAAATACTCCAGCTGCTGCAGAAACAGCTATAGGCGTTCCTGGATATAATGTGGGCGCTGCGGGGCAAGAGTCTTTTGCTGACTGGTCTACACAAGTTCAACCTAGTGGTGACCAATTAAGCCCTGGAGAGCAGGCAAGAGTAGATGCTTCTTCCGGAGCTGGATACCAAGACGTTATAGGATCTAATACTGGATTAGCACAGGCACAGCTGGCAAATGCCGCTTTTTATGCTCCTCCAACTGTCTTCCAAGGGGAAGGCGGTGGTTACACGCCGCAATCAACAGGGGCTCCGGGAGCATCATGGAATGATCCGGGAAGCGTTATGGTCGCTGCTCCTGATATGTGGATGAGCCAGCCTCAAGGTGCTGCTCCTGATATGTGGATGGGTCAACCGCAGGGTATGATTAGCCAAGTAGACAATCAAGGAAGAGTTATGCCGGGAGCAATTACTGCTGGTACTGGCCCGGGCCCAACTGAAGGAACTATAAATCAACCTGCTCATCAAAATTTTACAAGTTTTAGAGCGCCAGGAGAATTAAGCGCTGACTACCAAGCGGGAACCCCACCAGCAAGCACGGCGCAACAGGCTTCAGGTGGCGGGGCAAGGCCCGCTTATACAGGTTGGGATGAAGACGATGCGGTGACCGCTGAAAAAGTCGCAGAGATTGATGCAAAAGTAAAGCAAACCCCTGAATGGCATACCCAAAGGAATAAGGATCTTTCTCAAGAAAGATTAAACCATCGAAAAACACTTAACGAGAAGGCAAAGACAGACCCCAATGGGTGGTATGTTGGCTCTGATGGCAAGGAAATTGTTGGTGTTACTAACGCACAGGTAGCTGCAGCTTATGCTGGGTTTGATTCTACGTTAGAGGCTTACGCGGTTATAAACGGTACTGGCTCGTTAGGCCAATTACTTGGGATGGCGATTCCGTTTGCAAACGCCCTGCCAATGGCTAAGGGATTTTTGGTGAATAATGGTCTATATGATACTTCTACTGGAGCCCAGATTGCAGACACCATAGCGCAAGCAATCGCAAGTGGTGAGCCTTTAGGCGGAGGAATAGGAGGACCATCTAATCTGGCTGAGTCAGGAGCTATCGACCAAGCTGTACGAGATTTTGTAACGCAGTATCCGTGGGCAAAGGGATTAGATCCAAGATACATACAGTATCTAATTGCTAATCCTGCGGAAGTAGAGAGCCTACTATCGGGGGCAAAAGAGCTGTATGATGTACGAATTCCGGTTTAACTTTAGGTGTATAACATAGGAGTAATATAATGGGTGTATCAATGATAAGCTCTCAAGTCAGAGCAATGGATAGGATGTTTGAAAGAGTTATGGGGATGACTGGACATAGAAATCCCTTAATGATGGTAGACAATATTTTTGATCGTTTGGAGACGTTTACGCAAACAGCGTGTATGCCAGAAGAAGGGTCTGAATTTACTGTCTATAAAATGGTTCCTACAACTTACAGAGCGGAGAAACAGGAAGACGGTTCTGTTTTGCTCAAGATTGTAGAAAAGAAGGCGGGGTTTTCTGAGGAACTCAAGGGTCCCGATATGGAGAAAGATGCCGATAAAAAGGTGTAAGCTATCTAACGGTAAGAAGGGTTGGAAATGGGGAAATAAAGGAAAATGTTATTCCTCAAGAAAGAAAGCCGAAGAGCAGGCTAAAGCCGTATACGCTGCAGGATACAAAGGGAGCAAGTAATGCTCCCTAGTATCTCTAAGAATTATTTAAATGAAGGCAAAAACGCTAAGGCTGCTTTCGAGTTTGCAGAATGGGCTCAAGGCGAACAATTTTATAAGGTTATTGAGGCATATGCTGATTGCCATAATGACCCTAATATTGATGATTCTTTTATTCGTACTCTGGGCCAGCTTGATAGGTACTATCTTGGTGTTTTTCTTTGTAATCGCCACGATATGCTACATCCTTGGATATATGAAAGGTGTAGGGAAGTAGAAAGCGATAGAGATGGAAGGCTTGACTTATGGGCGAGATTCCACTATAAAAGCTCTATAATAACATTCCTGGGTACTATACAAGAAGTTTTGTGTAATCCTAATATTACTATAGGGTTGTTGTCGTTCTCAGCAAGGCAAGCTAAGCCCTTCTTGCGCCAGATAATGCAGGAACTTGAAGCTAACGAAAAGCTGTGTAGCCTATTTCCAGACATACTATGGGAAAAACCTAGGCAACAAGCTCCTAAATGGGCTGAAAATGAGGGGATATGCGTTAGGCGATCTGCTAACCCGAAGGAACAAACTGTTGAGGCCCACGGATTGGTTGATGGTCAGCCTACTGGACGACATTTTGATCTTATTGTTTATGACGACGTAGTTGTACAGGAGTCTGTATCAACACCGGAGCAGATATCTAAGACTACCACACAGTGGGAGCTCTCTTTAAACCTTGGATCTACGTATAGTCCTAGATTTCAGTATGCGGGAACTAGGTACTCTTATGGTGATACGTATGGCACTATATTACAGAGAGCCGCGGTAAAGCCTAGAGTTTATCCAGCTACTCATAATGGACAGATGGACGGGTATCCAGTCTTTCTTACCCAAGAAAGATGGGAAGAGATAAAGAAAACAACGTCTACTTATACAGTAGCTTGTCAGCAGTTGTTAAATCCAATAGCTGGTAGTGATATTTCATTTGAAAGCGATTGGTGGAGAGAGTGGGAAATACGCCCTTATACACTCAATGCGTATTTAATGGTAGATCCAGCTAGTTCAAAGAAGAAGGAATCCAATAGAACTGCTATAGCTGTTGTAGGTGTAGATGCCAACTATAATAAATATTTGTTAGATGGTGTATGCCATAGAATGAGTTTATCCGAGAGGTGGGATACACTTAAGCGAGTAAGGGCAAAATGGAAGAGGGCGCCGGGGATAAGGGAAGTAAAGGTCGGTTACGAGCGGTACGGTGCTCAAAGCGATATAGAACATTTTAAGGAAATGATGAGGTTAGACGGGAGTTCGTTTCCTATATATGAATTAAATTGGGTTGGCGGGGGAGGCTCGCAATCTAAAAAAGACAGGATACAGAGGCTAGAGCCTGATCTAAAGGATGGTTCATTTTTTTGGCCTTATCCTACAGACAGTAAAAAGTTAACTTCTCTTCAGCTAGACGCTAAGGAAAGAAAGCAAGACTTTCTCTTGTCTAGTAAGATTATGCGTAAGGACGAGAACGGGAAGATATACGATTTAGTTAATTGGGTCAGGGATAATGAATATAGTTTATTTCCTACTATTCATCCAGACTTCTTAGATGCACTATCTAGGATATATGATATGGACCCCACGCCCCCCATAAGGAGATCTCATAGGGTTCTTGAACCAGAAGCGGAGGCTACGTTTTGATAAGGAAATTTTTAATTAGTTTAATCATGCTGATTCCTATGCAGCTAAGCGCAGGTCCTCCCGATGGCGGTCGCCCACTGCAAGTACCGTTTTTGCTTTATTGCCATCCCAGTGAAAATGAGATGGTTGCCGCTATTGCTAAGTCATTTGGTGAACACATTGCTCTCACGGCGGATGTAGGCGATCATATGAAACTCTTTATTTTCCTGAATGAGGAGACAAGAACCCTATCTATTATGGGAACAGCAGATGAGAGTTGTTTGATTTTTTCTGGAACAAATGTAGAACAGTTTGACGCGCCCGCCTATCTTCCCAAAGAAGGCGACGAAGAGACATGATTCCCGAGGGATGCCCATTGGATATTGACCCCATAGAAATAGGGAAGCTAATCCAACAAGTGGAATTCCTAACGATGCAGGTACAAGAAAATAACAGACGGTTGAAGGATTTAGAGAATCACCTTGAGAGAACACGAGGAATGGGGCTGGGCATTTTATTGGCGAGTGTAGGCATCAGCGCCGGGGGAGCTTCAGTGATAACAAGGTGGATGAGTGGCGGATGACGGCGTAAATTTAAGCGACAAAACCAGCGTCGGAATGCCTATAAGAAATCTTATAGGGTTAATAGGTACGGTTTGTGTTGGAGCGTGGGGTTATTTCGGAATACTTGAAAGACTTAATGTAGTAGAAACAAACCAGATACTCATGTCTGCTGATGTAACAAAGAACTCTATCTTCTCAGAGAAGTGGCCTAGAGGAGAGTTAGGCTCCCTACCAGCAGATGCTGAGCAATTCATGTTGATTGAACACCTGTCTGGCGAGTTTGAAAAACTATTAAAAAATATTGAAGATGGTAATGCTCCATTTGATAGGCAACAGGCGCTTACCCTAGATTTCTACCGACAGCGGATAGAAGCTTTGGAACAGAAGGTAGAGATACTAAAGGATAAGGTTGCACAAATTAAGTTTGGCAATGGAGCGCACTAATGGAAGTCATGTTTGTATTGTTATTGTATATGAATGACAATCTAAAGGAATGGATGGGTCATTATGAGAATGATTCTGGAGAGTGGGTCGAGATGGGTATGTCTGGATGCTTGGGTATGAAGCGCACCCTAAAAAGAAATGGCTGGAAAGACACGGCATCTGGGAAGACTCGGTTTACTTGCGAGGAACGTATGGTCGAGTTGAAGATAAACAAAGATGGAAATGTTGTGGTGGCAAAGGTACTATGAATCATTTATGTTGGATAAAGGAAGTAATACATAACTTTACCTGCGTTTTTGCGCCAGTCACTGGTCAATAGCGTTAAGCAATGGTTCAGATTTTGTTGTATTGAACAAGGAATTGTATTGTCCCTGGTGCGGTAAAAAACACACTTATGTAACAGATGATGATTTCAAATAACTACCTTATTTTAGGAGAATAATATGTGGAAAAACGTAACGGAGTGGTCGGCAAAGAGAAAGGTGATCCTATTTGTCATCGTCGGTTTTTTAGTATTAGCCGCTATAGGCCAATTAACTGGATGGTGGTCCTCGGAGCCTGTAGTCTCGTAGGATGCACGACAATAAAGAAAGCCGGGATTACCTCCCTAGCGACGGCGGGAGGTGCTACTGTGGCGACTGCATTGAGTGGGGGTGTAGCTGCTCCGATACTGGGCGGCACGACAGGTGCCTTTGTGGGAAGTGTGGTGACAGATATGATACTGGACATTCCGGGGAGGAAATGCATGACTAATTGTGCGCCTGATAATTTTTGGAGTTTACTCGGTGGTGTAATAGAAATGGGCGGTTGGGCCTTAATATTAATAGTGGTAGTTCCCATGTTGTTTTCATGGTTATTGCCGGGTCCGATTCAATTCAAGAGAAAGAATAAAGGAGATTAGAGATGGCTGATAGTCCAAGACATGCGGCGGGACCGTCGCGCAAGATGAGCAAAAAAGCGTGGGATGAATTGTCAGAAGGTGACAAATGGAGAATCTACAGTGGGAAACGCCCCGGCGCCCCAAAGAAAAAGGTAGCGAAGAAGAAGAAGACACAGCTTGGTAAGCATGGCGGTGGAAAAGAAAGAACCACTGGAAGAGGTAGCGGAAGGCACCAATCGGGACCACATGGCAAGGGATACGCAAGAGGGGGTCAATCAGGACCGAGGAAGTCGTAAGAGGTTGGTAAATTTAGTAGATGTATTTTCTTTTAACTAGGTGTAATCAAGAGGAGTAAATTATGGTACGTTCAATGTTTT